ATCGTCCGCTACATCGAAGCCAGGGAGCGTGAGTGTGACCGATACACCCTCACCGACGCGGAGCGGGAGGCGCGACTTTGGACTGCACAGGTCCATGGGGTGGACAAGCCTGACGTTAGATAAAGAGTGAAGAGACATGACCTGCCCGATCTGCGACCAGAAGCTGATGAACTGCGACTGCACTCCAGAGGAGCGGCGGATGCACTCCGAGATCGAAGACTTGGAGGGGCGGGTTCCGCGCTGGATTCCGGTGAGCGAGCGACTGCCGGAAGAGGATCGCCTTGTGCTGTGGTACCGACCAGACGAACGGTGGCCGGTGACCTCCGGGCGGTTTGAGCGTCCGCATCACGTTGATGAAGGCGGCGACCTGTGCGTGCCAGTCAGCGAGGGTCGGTACACCCACTGGATGCCGCTCCCGCCGCCGCCCGAGACGAGCAAGTAGCCCACGGAACACGCGAGATCAACAGCCGCGAACTAGGAGGGCGGCAACTATGAGCGATACGAATGAGCGGTCTGTTGCATCGGCTGGTTCTCATCCGGTGGCGTGGGTGTGTGCTGCCGCGATCATGCTGACTGGGTGCGGGTTGAGCCGTGATTCCAGAACATATCTTGTGACTGTAGGCAGACCGGACGGATCGCCGTACAAGACGTTTGAGTTGCAAAGCGACTCCGAGCCGCGAGTGGCATCGTCAGGAGGGGGTTGTTTGGAAGTGTGGTCTTCGCTTGGCGGCGATGTTTACCGCACTGACGCCTATCCGGTGGGATGGCTGGTGGAGGTTGACAAGAAAGGAGCGGCCGAGTGATGGACGCACGTCAGCCGACTGCGTGGGGGGTGTTTTACGCTAACGGAAAAATGCACTCGGCGTGGGACACTTTACAGGCTGCTGAAGACACGGAGAGGACAATGAGAAAGTTTGACCATCCCGGCGTCTATGTTTCGCCGCTGTGGTTGCAGGAGCCTCCGACGAACGAGGAACGACGAGCAATTGTGAGGGCGCTGCGCGTCGTTGAGGGCAAGGATGCGGAAACGCTTGGCGGGCTTCTTGAACGGACAAAGTGAGAACGCGCAGGATAAGCGGCGGCCCCGCCGTCCGCTTCATCCGCTGGTTCTGTGAGCGTAAAGTGTGAGACTATGGCAAGCATGAAAGACTATGAAATCCGCATCCGCAACGGCGGCGACGATGCAGTCGCGGCAATGGCTGAACTGTGGGAGATGCGAGAGAAGATTCTTTTCGACATCACCGATGCGTTTACGCGAGCAAGGTGGATTCCGGTGGGCGAGCAACTTCCGGAAGTGCACGCCACCGTTTTGGCTGTCACAAGAGCGTTTCCAAAAGACATTCGCCTTGCTCAGATGGCGTCGCATGATGGGGTTATGTGGCGATTCTGCGACATGGACGACGACGATGTGGATTCATTTGGGATCACCCATTGGATGCCGCTTCCGGCCCCGCCCGACTGCACAGAACCTGGCGAAAAGTGACAGTTTGTGTGTCGCCCCCAATCCGTTTCCGCAACACATCGCATTTGATATGTCTCCCGTAGCGACACTCCGATTCACGCTCCCCGATGAGCAGGGCGACTACGACGCCGCCCGGCTGGGCAGCCAGGCACTGCTCACCCTGTGGGAGATCGATGAGAAGTGCCGCAGCTTGCTGAAGCACGGGTCGCCAACCGACGAGACGGCACGGCTGGCGGAGGAGATACGGGGGATGATTGACGGGGAGTTGCTGGAGACCTAGCCGACCCCCTCCGGCCGGATGGCCGCCCCTGCGAAACTGCGGGGCATGATCGACAGCCTGTGCCACCTGGCGGCCCACGCCTACCACTGCGGTGAGATTGAGGCCGGCCGCCGCGCGTGCGAGCGGATCCTGTCGACGCCGGACGTGCCGGCCGAGATCGCCGTGGTGGCCCGGGCGAATCGGATCGTCTACACGCCGCTGCTCGAGCAGCTGGCCAGCCCGACGTTTCACCGGATCGACATCGACCCGGCCCACGACGGCTGGTCGCTGTTCAATCCGACGGTCATCGCCCACGGCGGCGACCTGGTCGCCATCGTCCGCTCGTCGAACTACCAGATCGTCGACGGCCGCTACGTCATGCCGGAGGCGGACGGCCAAACGATCCGCACCGAGAACCTCCTGGTCCGGTTCGACGCCGACCTCCAGCCCGTGTCGCGCCGGCCGCTCGAGGTGACCTACCCAAAAACGGAATACCCTGTCGACGGCCTGGAGGACTGCCGGCTGCGGGCGGTCGGGACGGGCCTCGGCGTTTCGGCCACCGTCCGCAACGTGGCCCCGTTCGACGGGCGGTGCCGGATCGCCATCGGCACGATCGACCTGGCCACGGCCACCGTCACCGACCTCCGGGTCTTGGACGGGATCACCACCCAGGACCACGAAAAAAACTGGATGCCGATCGGCCGGCGGGGCGGGTGGGTCTACGCCTGCCGGCACGACGGCCACGTCGTCACGATCGACCAGGACCCCGACCTCCCGGGCGGCTGGCAAATCGTGCGGCGGAGCCCGGCCCCGGTGATCGCGAGCGAGTTCCGCGGCGGGTCGCAGCTGGTGCCGTTCCGCGGTGGCTGGCTGGCCGTGATCCATGAGGTGGCCCACACCCCGCGGGGCCGGTCCTACGAACACCGGTTCGTATGGTTCGACGAGCGGCTGGCCCTGGCCAGCATGTCGCAGCCGTTCTGGTTTCGCGAATCGCGGGCGATCGAGTTCGCCGCCGGGCTGGCGATCCTGCCGGGCCGGGTGATCGTGTCGTTTGGCGTGCGGGACGCCGAGGCCTGGCTGGTCGAGCTGGGGGAGGAGGAGGCGTGGCGACTCTTGTCACCGGTTACGTCCGGCTGAGTTCCGGCCACCGGCCCCACGCCCGCTACCTCGAGCTGGGCCGGCGGCTGATCGGCCTGGCCCTGCCCACCGTCTGTTTCTACGACGGGTCCGCCCACGAAATCATTCCCACGCCGCGGACGCGGGTGCGGCCCGCGGGCCTGGCCCATTGTTGGATGACCGACTACGCCCGCGACTGCCGGCCGCCGGCCGGCTCGCCCATGAAAGACACGGTCGGCTACACCGTGGTCCAGCACCAGAAATCCGCCTGGCTGGCCGAGGCCTCTCGCATGACCGGCGACCACGTCGTGTGGGTCGACTTCGGGATCTTCCATCTGAAAGCACCGATCACCGACCGGATGGTTCGCGAGTTTTTCGCGCGGGTGGAGGCGGCCCCGCCGGACCGGATCACGATCGCCGGGATCTGGCCGATGGTGAACCGGCCGTTGATCGACTGGGCAAAGCCCGCCTGGTACGTCGCCGGTGGCGTGGTGGTCGTGCCGCCCGGCCTGGCCGAGTGGTTCCATGACACGACGGTGAAATACGCCACGCTCCAGCTGGAGGCCAGCGGCCAGACCACCTGGGAGGTCAACACCTGGTCCGCCATGCTTCGCGACCACCGGGACAATTTTCGCGTCTACGCCGCGGATCATGACGAGACCCTGTTCACCGGCTACGGAGGGCCAAGCCCATGAAAGCGATGGCAGTCACCGGGTTTGTTCACGCGCCGTTCCCGGCCCGGCACCTCACCCCCGGCCGGTGTGCCGATCTGGGTGGCCGGCTGAAGGCCGCATTGGGCGACCGGCTTCACGCCTTTAACGCCGGCTGGCGTCTCGAGGACTGCTGGGCCTACCGACTGCTGGAAGCCAATCCCGGCCTGTTGCCGTCGTGTGCCAACCCGCCGGCCGACCGGTTCCATACGCCGCACGACATGACCCGGTCGAATATCGTCCTGTTGCAACGCTACTGGTGGATGCGGCAGGCCGCCGAGTTCTATCCCGACGTCGACGTGTTCGCCTGGATCGAATACACGGTCTTGAAACAGAACGGCGTCACCGAGGACGTCCTACGGTCGTTTGTCGACGACCTCGAGCGGCAGCCCTGCGACGCGATCACGCTGCCCGGCTGCTGGCCGAAGGGGCCGGTGAACGACGCCGAGGCCCACTGGCGGTTCGTCGGGTCGTGCTGGATCTGCCCCCGGCAGCTGGCCGCCCCGTTGTTTGACGCGGTCGAGACGGTCGCCAGCCTGCGGGCCAGGCTGACCGGCCGGCTGTCGTGGGACATGAACACCATGGCCTACGTCGAGCTGCTGGAAGCCCTGCCGGTGCGATGGTATCCGGCCAACCATGACGAGACCCAGTTCACCCACTACCGGAGGATTCAATGACGCTGCTCTGCGAGTTGGCCGACAAGCACATGACCGACAAGGGCGGCCAATCGACCGTCTACGGGGGCGTGCCGGGCGACACCTGCCACAACTACACGCCGGCCTACCACGCCCTGCTGGGCGATCGCCGCGAGTCGGTGCGGCGGGTGCTCGAGGTGGGCGTGAATGCTGGCTCCTCGCTCCGCATGTGGGAGGAGTATTTCCCGGCCGCCGAGGTGATTGGATTCGACATTCGAACCGAGGTGCTGTTCACGGCCGGGCGGATCCGGTGCTATCAGGCGGACCAGGGCGTCCGGCAGTCGCTCCAGGCGGCCGTGGCCGCGGCCGGGGGCGGGCCGTTCGACCTGATCATCGACGACGGGTCGCACCTCGACGCCCACCAGATCGTCACGGCCGAGACGCTGCTACCGCTACTGGCCCCGGGCGGCGTCTACGTCATCGAGGACATCGACATCGACTGTCGGCCGGAGCTGCTGGCGGACCGGATCACCGCTCCCGACGGGCTGCGGTGGGAGGCGGTCGAGACCGGCGTCCACATCGGTAAGGCCCGCTGCCGGCCCGGGTGCGAGTTTTGCGGCGGCACGGCCGGGGAGACCCTAATCGTCTGGAGGCGGGCGTGAAAATCGGCGTCTACGCGCTGGCAAAGAACGAAGAGAAACACGCGATCCCGTGGGCCGAGTCGTGCCAGGACGCGGACGTGCGGGTGGTCACCGACACCGGCAGCACCGACTCCACCGTCCAGCGGCTGACCCTGGCCGGCGTGACGGTGGCCACCGGCTACGTCTGCCCGTGGCGTTGGGACGAAGCCCACAACCTGTCGCTCCACCATTTGCCGCCGGACGTCGACGTGGCGATCCGCCTCGACCTTGACGAGCGGCTCCAGCCGGGCTGGCGTGAGGCGATCGAGCGGGCCTGGGTCGATGGGACGAACAACCTGCGGTATCGGTACGTCTGGTCGTGGGCACCCGACGGCCGGCCGGGCCTGGTCTTCTACTGCGACCGGGTCCACGCCCGGGCCGGCTTCCGCTGGACCGGGGCGACCCATGAGGGCCTGGTGTGCTGGAAGGGTGACCGGCGGGTCCGGGTGGCCGAGGGGCTGGAGATCCACCACCACCGCGATCCCGGCAAGCGGCACGTCACCGACCTCGAGCTGCTCCGCGTGGCCGTGGCCGAGGCCCCGCACGACGCCCGGGCGCGGTGGTATCTGGCCCGCGAGTGTGACTACCTGAACCTGGCCGAGTCGGCAGCCCAGTGGGCCGCATACCTTCGGATGCCGGACGGCAGCGTGACCGAGCGGGCGTATGCCTTGCGGGCGTTATCGCGGGTGACGGGCGAGGAAGCCCACCTCCACCGGGCCGCCCGGGAGGCCACCTGGGAGCCGGACGCCTGGGAGCATCTGGCCCAGGCCCACTGCCGGCGACGGGAGTGGCGCGAGACGCTGGCGTTTGCCCAGGTCGCCCTCCAGGCCGACGGCGAGCCGACCCACGCCACCGACCCTAACGCCAAGATCCGAGCGGCCGACATTGCCGCCATGGCCGCCTGGGAACTGGGGCTGCGGCCACAGGCCCTGCAGTTGGCCGAGGATGCCGTGGCACGATCACCGCTAGACGACCGCCTGCGGGCCAACCTGGAGGCCATGCGGCGGTTGGTGGAGGCCGCAGCGTGAGCACCGCCCGCGAGATCGCCGACGCCCTGGCCGACAGCCTGGACGCCTACACGTTCTCCGCCGTCACGCCGGAGGTGGTGCGGCGGAACTGGCCCAGCTACGACATCGAGGACATGGCCGACCCCGTGGTGGCGGTCATGCCCGGAGCGATCGAGACCACCCGGGCCGACCGGGTTCATTGGCAGTACGACTACGCGATCGTGGTGTTCGTGGGCCGGCACGCCCCGACGGAGCAGCTGGCCGACGACACCCTGGCTCTGGCCGAGGAAATGGTGGACGCGATCCGCCAGCACGACTGGGACGAGGCGGTTACCTGGCCGACCGGCGTGACCAGCCCGATGGAGGTCGAGGTCAACCTGAACCCTGACGAAGGGCTCCAGGAACGAAACGTCTGGCGGGCCGTGATCACGGCCACCTATCGCGTCCACCGGACGTAAGGGGGCGGCCATGCGAACGACGGTCAAGGTGCGGGCCAAGGTCAACACGGCCCACGTCAAACGACGCTACCAGGCCGGGCGAAACAAGAGCCTCGACCGGATCGGCTCGTTCACAATGCAGTCGGCGAAAAAGCAGTTCCTGAACAAGCAGCCCAAGAAAAAGCCGGAGTGGCGGCGGGTCGGCGAGCAAAACGGAATCCCGGTGCTCGAGGTCACGTTTCGGCCGCCGACCACCGGCCGGGTCACCAGCTGGAAGACCGGCCGGGGCCGGGCTGCCAATGGGTTTTTGCGGGGCAGCGTTCGCTACGATCGCGACGACCGCAAGGGCTCGGTGGTAATCGGGCCGGCCGAGCGGACGGTGTGGCTCAACAAGATCCAGGAGTTCGGCGGCAGCCGGACAGTCGCATACCGCTACCTGTCGCGGTCGCCGGTCAAGCAACTCAAGGGCGGCCACGCGATCCCGCAGGGCATGGGCCGCGGCAGCAAACGGGGCGGCCGTGACGCCCGCGGCCGATTTCTTAAAGGCACCGGCGGCGAGGCCTACGTCGTGATGCGCAAGGACGCCCAGACCGGCAAGCGGACCAAGGCCGGCGTATTCAAGACCGACCGCGGCAAGGTCAAGCCGGGCCGCTACATGGCCCAGGGCCTCGACAAGGTCAGGCAGCGGATCCCCAAGGCGTTCGCCAACTTCGTGTCCGGCCCGTGACGCCAGACCCCCTGCGGGCCTGCCCCCGGCCGGGGCTACCGTGAGCGAACAACCGCCCACGGGAGCACCTCACAGCCATGTCAGTCCAGCTCGGCAAAGACGTCACGATCACGGGCATCACCAACGCCCGCACCGTCACCGTCAACAACTCCGCCGCGGAAGTGGACGTCACCAAACTGGGTGACACCAGCCGCAAGTTCAAGAAGGCCATGATCGAGCAAACGGTCGAGGTCGAATGCGTCGACGTCCCGGGCGTGGAAGTCGGCGACGTGTTTACGCTGTCGGGCTCCACCACCGGAAACGTCAAATACGTCGTGACCAACGTGGCCGAGGCCGACCCCATCGACGGGATCAAGACGTTCACCGTTTCAGCCAGCCGCAACCATTCGCAATCGTAATCAGGGAGACCCGCACTCATGGCCATCACGCTCGGCAAGGACGGTTCCGCCCCTCCGTTCGGTTCGGACGTCATTTCGGCGACCTACACGGAAGAGGTCGAGATCATCGACGTCACCAACCGCACCAACAAGGGCGGCACGTCCGGCAATCCCGGTTTCCGGGCCTACAAGTCTGGCCTGACCAGCAAGCTGTGGGAAATCGAGTGCCACAACGCCACGGGCCTGCTGACGGCGCTCCAGAGCAACACGCCGACCAGTAGCTTTCTCGTGATGGGCATCACGGAAAACATTTCGATCGACGGAGCGGTGACCTACACCGTGACCGCACGGGAGGGCTGATCCCGTGCCGATCACGCTGGGCAAAGACGCTACGGTGTCGGTCGGGTCGTCCGTAGTCGGCGTCCGCAACGTCACATTCAGCAGCTCGGCCAGGACGATCGACATCGAGGAATACGCGAGCCGATTCGTTTCGGTCTACCAGACCGGGCGGGACGGCTCGGTGTCGATGGAGGTCAACGACGACACGTCGTTGTCGTCGTTGTTTTCGGCGCTGAACAACGGCACCGAGGTTACCGTGTCGGGCGGTTCGGGCGGCTGGTCTTTCCCGGCGGTCATCACGTCGATCGGCGAGAACGCAGCCATCGACGGCGTGGTGACGTTTCAGATCGAGGCCAAAATGACAAGGAGCGGGCTACGGTGAAAGAGTTCCGAGACGACCAGGGCCGGCCGTGGATGGTGGCGTTGACCGTCGCCGCCGCTGATCGGGTCCGCGGGCTGGTCACGCTCGACGTGACCGAGGACGTCGACCAGCCGGACGGCAGCGTCAAGCGGCAGACCCGCCCGGTTCCGTTCGACCTGATCGACGCTGGCAGCATTGCCAGGACGCTCGAGGTGCTGCGAAACAACTACGGCAAGATCGGCGAGATCCTCTACGCGATCTGCCGGCAGCAGGCCGAGGACAAGAAGCTGACCCGCGACCAGTTTCTGGACGGGCTCCGCGGCGATTCGCTCGAGGCGGCCCAGCTCGCCCTGGAGTCGGAGCTAGTCGATTTTTTCCCGCCGGGCCTCCGCAAGATGGTCGCGCTCATGGTCGCCAGAATCCGCGAAATGGCCGACCAGGTAATGAGCCAGGCGGAGGCCGAGCTGGCAGGAACGACGGCGGCGGAACTGCTCGCACGATCTGGGACACCATCTGGGAGTGTGCCGGAATCCTCGGAATCCACCCCGGCGAGTGGACCTTCCGAAACCTCCTCACCGCACGAAACGCCCGACTCGAAATGGACTGGTGGCATACCGCCAACCTTCTCGCCCAAACCGCCAACCTCAACCGGGCGAAGCACGCGCCGAGCGTCGACCCAGCCCGCCTGAACCCGTTCACCAAGAAAAAGGCCGCCCGCCAGGCCACGCCCGAAGAGATCCAGAAGCTGCTAGGCCCTAACTGGCATGAGGTCAAAACGTCATGAGCCGAGTTAGAGGCGGGCAAGTATTCGTCGAGATCGGGGCCGATCCCCGCCGGCTGTTCAAGTCGCTTCAAGACCTGAACAAGCACATCGGCAAGCTGGGGTCGCAGCTGACCGGCCTGGGAACGCGAATGAGCGCCTTTGGTGCGGCGCTCGCCGCCCCGTTGGCGTTGGCGACCCGTCAGTTCGCCACGTTCGATGATGCGATTCGAGCCACCGCGGCCGTGTCGGGGGCGAGCGGCACCGCCCTACAGTCTCTCAACGACAAGGCCCGCGAGCTGGGGGCGACCACGTCGTTCACCGCGGTCCAGGTCGCCAACCTCATGACCGAGTTGGGCCGGGCCGGCTTCCGGCCGGACGAGATCGAGGCCATGACCGGGGCGGTGCTGGACCTCGCCCGGGCCACCGGCACCGACGCCACGCTGGCGTCGGGCATCATGGCGGCAACGCTGCGTCAGTTTAGCCTTGGGGCTACGGACGCCACCCGGGCGGCCGACGTGCTGACAAAGACCGCCAACGCCACATTCAACACGGTCGAGGGCCTGGGCGAATCGCTGAAGTACGCCGGCCCGGTGGCCAAGTCGCTTGGCATGTCGCTGGAGGACACGGCGGCCGTCCTGGGCGTGCTGGGCAACGTCGGCATCCAAGGAAGCGAGGCGGGCACCGCCCTGCGGCGGTTGTCCGTGATTGCGGCCGGGGCGGGCAAAGAACTGGAAGCCATTTTTGGCGTCACCAACACGGACGCCGCCGGCAACCTGAAGCCGTTGGTCGACATTCTGGACGAGATCAACACCGTGACGGCGAACATGCCCGTCGCCGAGCGGACGGCCAAGATGGCCGACGCTTTCGGATTGCTTGGAATCACTAGCGCCAATGTTCTGTCGGACAGCGCCGGCGGCGTTCGCGACCTGGCGGAACAACTCAAAAACGCACAGGGCACCGCGGCGGAAACCGCCAAGGAAATGGACGCCGGCCTGGGCGGGGCCATGCGGATCGCCCTGTCGGCGATCGAGGGCACGGCCTTGGCGATCGGTGACGCGCTGGCCCCGTCGCTCCAGTTCCTGGTCGAAGGCATCGGCCACGCCGCGAGTACGCTGACCACGTTCGTCAAAAACAACCAGGAGATGGTGGTCGGGGTGGCGAAGGGGATCGCCACGTTCGCCGGAATCTCGGCGGCCATCCTCGGCATGGGCGCGGCCCTGTCGGCGGTGGCTGCGGCCTTCGGCCTCGTCCTGTCGCCGATCGGCCTGATCGTGGCCGGCGTCGTGGGCCTGGTCGCCGCCGTCAATCAGGCGACCGGCGTCCTGGGCCAGCTGGCCGGGATCGCCTCCACCACGTTCGCCGGGATCTACGACGCCCTGGCGGCCGGCGATCTTGGCCTGGCCATGGAGATCATGTGGGCCGGCGTTCAGGCGGCGCTGATCCGGGGCGTAAATGCCGTAATGGAGACCGTCGACGGGGTGGCGGCTTTCCTGCAGAACACGTTCACGTTCATGTCGGCCGCGGTGCTAAATGTCTGGGACAGCATGGTTAGCGGCATTTCACAAATGCTGGTCATCGACGCCGCGCTGATCCTGGGCGTGGTCGACAACATCGTCAACGGCGTAATGGCGGCGTTTGACGCGATGGTGGCTGCGGTCAAAAAGTCTTGGAACTGGGTTCAGTCGTTTATCGTCAAGGGCTACGACCTGGCCAAGGAGAACCGCAAGGTTGACAGCGAAATGTCGGCCCGGGCGCAGCAGCGGGCGCAGTCGCGGCCCGGCGTGGCCGGCAGGCTGGAGCAGGCCAACGAAACCAACCGGCAGACGGCACAAATCACACAGCGGCGAATCGACTCCCGGAACGCCAGCGCCAACGACATCGCCGCCGGCCGCCTCGACGAGAACGCCCGAAGGGCCGCAGCCCGTGACGCTGACGCGGTGGCCCTCGAGGGCCGCGTGGGCGAGCTGCGGGAGACGGCCGCCGACCGCCGGGCCGTGTCCGGCCAGGTGGGCGACCTCGACCGGTCGCTCGGCAGCGTCACCGGCATGGATGAACTACAAGCCCTGGCCAGCACCTTCCGCGAGCTGCGGGACAGCGGCAAGCTGTCGTCGGAGCAGCTCGAGCGGCTCGAGGGTTCGCTGGATGCGGCGTCGGAGCGGGTCATGGATGCGGGCCTGTCGGGCAGCGACGACACCCGCCAGGCTGCCGCAGCCGGGGCCGCCGCGGCCCAGGCGACCGCCACGACGTCTGCCGCCGAGGTGGTCGGCACGTTCAGCGGTGCCGCGCTGGGCCAGCTGGGGTTCGGCAGCAACCTGGCACAGAAGCAACTCGACACGATGAAACAGATCGAACAGAACACCCGCGACCCCATGGCCGGCCTCGTCGCCGACTGACATCATGCCAGCCTTTACCTGGGTCGAAGACAACTCCAGCCGCGGGGCCACGATCCACCGGCTGGGCCGCAAGGCCACCAGCACCTACCGGAAGTCGTGGAAGATCTTCGGCAGCGACAACGACATTCTGATCCACGATGACGTCGGCCAGACGCTGTGGCGTCAATACATGTTCTGGCAGTATCCGGGCCAGCCAGAAAACCGGCTCCAGGCCGAAAGCTATTCGCTCGAGTATCTGGGCGACAAGGCTTGGCAGCTCGAGGTCACCTACACGAAGGACGGGGCCGAAGACGGCGAAGAGCCGGAGCCACTGAAGCGGTCGCGGTCGTTCGACACGGGCGGGGCCACGCAGCACATCACGCAGGCGATCCCGGTCGGGGAAGGCGAATCGCTCGATTTTGAGTTTCGGTATCCCAGCACGGCCGCCAACCAGTCGGGGGCGATCGGCGTCGACGGCGACAACGTCAACGGGGTCGACATCATCGTCCCGCAGCTGACCTGGACCGAGACCTACGACGTCCCGCATCAGTTCATCACGACCAACTACATCAAGGCCCTGTCGAAGGCGACCGGCAGCGTGAACGACGCCAACTTCCGCGGCTTCGCCGCCGGGGAGGTGCTGTTCACCGGGGCGAGCGGCTCGCAACAGTGGGACAGCGACAAGGGGGACGGCCCCTGGAATCTCTCTTACAAGTTTGTGGCGTCGGCCAACTACGGCGCTGGCAAGACCATGCCCGCGCTGACCATCGGCGAGATCAGCAACATCGCCAAGGACGGCCACGACTACCTTTGGGTCCGCTACGAAGACTCGGTCAACAGCAACGCGCTGATCAAAAAGGCGAAAGCGGTGTACGTCGATCGGGTCTACCGGCGGACCAACTTCTCCCAACTAGGCATCGGGGTGGACTGATGGGCCAAGGTCGCGTCAACCCAGGCCAGAAACTCACGACGGCCTTTTCGGCCCGGGCGTGGAACCGCGCCCAGGACGCCGCCGACATCGTGCTGGGGGATCGCGGTGGCGTTGCCCAGGGGGCTGGCCTGTCCTACGGCCGACCCGTGCATGTCGTCACCGTGCGGAACAGCTCTTCGCAGGCCGTGCCGCGGTTTGGCGTCCTGTCCATCAGCGGCGTGGTCATCGACCCCAACACCTCGGAAGAGACCGAAGCCACGTTCGCCGATCGGCCTGTCCTGACGGGAGTCGCCCCGAATCCTGCGTTCTATGGCGACAAGTTTGTAGTCTGCCTGGAGCCGATCGCCAACAACGCCTTCGGGCGAGCGATCATCGGCGGGATGTTTGCTTGCAAGGTGCGGGTCAATGACGTGTCGCACGGTTACGCCATACCGCGATCAAATGATCGGACGCAGTTGCAGTCAAGCAGCTGCGGGCCTGTGATGCTGATCTGGAAGGATACGACCGACTGGTCGGCCGAGGATCGCGACGACCGCTGGGCGGTGGGGGTAATGTGATGCCTGCCGGGCACTGGTGCCGGTGCTGCGGCCTTGGGATAGCGTTCGCCAACTTCTCTGGCCCGCACGCCCACTGGAACTTTTACAGCGCCCACGTCGCCCTCGACACCGAGACAGACGAAGAAGGCTGGGTTGTTGGCACGCGAGCGCCAAACTTCCTGAAGGCGTCCGGGTATGTGGAACAGACGCCCTGGCAGGGGGCCACCGTTGGCATCACGGGCCGGCTGGCTATTGCGCCGAGGCTTCTGCGATTCGCCTACAAGGTCGACCCCGACGCCGAGACGGTCACCATCCAGATGACGATGGAAATGCAGCGCACGTTTTTAGACTGGCGATGGGAGCTGGAGTACGAACTGACCTACGCTGATTACGACACCCTGATCGCGGACGGCCGCCTGCGGTTAAACGACTACCAAACAAGCGCAGAGCATTCCGGCAACAACGGGTTTCCGTTTGCCACTAATACGCAGGACGGCTGGGGCGACATCGTGCTGGTGTGGCCGCGATTCGCGGCTGACTGGAGCGGCAAGCGGTTGGTGGTGACGGCCGCCACCGACACGCCCATAAAAAGCCGCACGCCCACCGCTGACACCGGATTCATTACGAACCCGATCAACCTGTCGTGGCTGGCAACGCCCCATGAGTTCGTTTTCGACGACACGACCTACGTCGAAGAGTTATCCGACGGCGTCGGCGTCCGCGAACGATGGTACGAAGATTCGCACGTCGATACGGAGTGTTACACCTACTTCACCGCTCGCCATTATTCCGTGATCGACGAGCCTGTGATTTCGCGCGGCGAGGAGTCGTGGGCCGCGATTGATAGGTATCTGTTGGAGCTGAGTTTTAGCACGGCCAGCACCTGCGGTGGATCAGCTTCCTTCCCCAACGTGCGAATGGCTTGGCAGATTAGCGGCATTTGGTGGAAGGCGTTTGAAAATGACGGCGTGGTTGTCACGACTGAACATAAAAGCCCGCTGACCGGCAGCGGCCTGCCAGTTGCGACCCCCGTGCTGTATGACGGCAACGTGTTCGGCGTACGTCGGGCGCTTCAGGAATACGACTCCGAAGACCCCGAAGCCTCTGTTTTCCCGATTACCTACACGCTGTCGCTCCTGCCGATCGAATGACCGTCCGGTGTGAGATTGGGCCAGACCTCCGCTGCCGGCACTGCGGCCGCCTGGCATCACACCCACGGGCCGTGAAGAACTGCCGAGCCGGGCCGGGCCTCGGCGACATGGCCGCCGCCAGCCTGGCCGCCGTGGGTGTCACCAAGAAGCGGGTGGCTGCGGCCCTGGGGGTCGACGACTGCGGCTGCGACCGCCGCCGCGACCTACTGAACCGGGCCGGGTATTGGCTGGGCATCGGGACTCCACCCCCTCCGCCATCCGGCCCGACCGGCTGAAAATGCGGGCGAAAACGGCATTTGCGTTTTCGACCTCGTCCGCAAACTAGATGGCAGGAGGCCCGGATGGCCAGGCAGCGTGTTCAGCGGACCGTTTGGATCGGCGAGCAACGGTGGAAGATCCGCCGGGCCAAGCTGCGTGGCCGGTACGGCGACTGCGACTACGCCAAGCGGACGATCAGGATTCACCAGACCCTCGCCGGGGCCGAGTTGATGGACACGCTGCTGCACGAACTGATTCACGCGCGGTGGCCCGACCTCCTGGAATCGAGCGTGGAGGAGTTCGCATCGACGCTGGCCGGTGTGCTCGAGGCCGAAGGGTTTTGTCGGCCGGCAGACGCGGGGGGGCGATGACGAAGACGCGCGACATTGTGGCCGAGATCAAGGCCGACATCCCGAGGCCCAGGACCGGCCGGTGGCATGACCGGCTCACCGCGGACCAACAGGGCATGGTCGACGTCATCGCGGCGGCGTGGGTCGCGGGCCAGTTTGGCCAGGCGGCCCGGGCCGTAGCCCCGGCGATTGCGAAGAAGCTGAAAGAGGCCGGGATCCATGTCACCCCTTACACGGTGCGCGAATGGCTGAGCGGACTCAAAAGGTCGTGAGCGACATTCTGGAAGCGGTGGCCAGCGACCAGCAGCTGGCCGCCGACGCCGAGATTGCGCGGCTGCGGAGCGAAGTGGCCACCCTTAAAAGCCGCTACAAGGCTGCCCTGGGCCAGATCGACCGCGAGCGGGAGCGGGCCGACGCGATCGCCGGCCTGGCCGGCATCAAGGCCAAGGCCGCCACGCCGGGCCGCCTGACCAAAAACGTCAAGGGGGCCGCGACCGTCATCGTGGCCCTGTCGGACTGGCACGTCGAAGAGCGGGTCGACCCGGCCACGGTCAACGACCTGAACGACTACGACCTGGACGTGGCCGACAAGCGGATCGCCGAGCTGTCGGAGCGGTTCGCCGTCTTGCTCGAGCATCAGCGGCAGTTGGTGAAGGTGCCGCGGGTCGTGGTCTGGTGCGGAGGCGATTTCCTGTCCGGCCACATTCACCCGGACACCGCCGAGCTGGCCCAGCTGTCGCCCCTGGCGGCGATCCGGTGGGCCGGCGAGCGGATCCGCGGGTTTATTGACATGGTCGCCAGCATGACCGACGAGGTGATCGTGGCGACCAACTCTGGCAACCACGGCCGCTCCACCGAAAAGCTGCGGATCGGCACGGAGATGGATCACTCGTTCGAACAACACCTGTACCTCACGCTGGCCGGGCAGGAGAAACGCAAAAACGTCCGCTGGCAAGTCGGGGAAGGGTATTTGAACGTGGTCGACCTGGACGGGTTCCGGGTGCGGTTTCACCATGGCCACGCGGTGAGCTACGGCGGGGGCGTGGGCGGGATCACGATCCCGACGAACAAGGCGATCGCAGCCTGGGACAAGATCGACCGGGCCGACCTGACGGTCTTCGGCCATTGGCACCAGTTCTCCTGGCTGCGGGCCGGCCGCTACGTCTCGAACGGCAGCCTGATCGGGCACTCGGCCTACGCCACGCGAATCAAGGCGAGCTACGAGCCGCCCTGCCAGGCGTTTGTCGTGGTGGACCACAAGCGCCGCGAGGTCACCGACGCCAAGCCGATTTTCTGCGACCGCGACCTGGAGAGGCGGGCCGCCGGATGATTCTGAACGCCGACCACCTGGCGGACATCCGCCGCCGCAAGAATCGTTTTATGGGCCAATGGACCGGCACCGCCGGGTCGTTGGCCGCCGACTGTCACCACCTAATGGAGGACCGCCAAGAGATGGCCGCGACGATCGACAAGCTGGAACAGGAAAACGCCGACCTCCGCCGGGCGGTGGAGGAGCGGCTGGGCGGGTCATGCTGCGACGGCGGGCAGTGCCACCCGCAGGCCGTGGCAGACGAACCGGCGTCGATCCCGGTCGACTGGATCCTCCGGGGCGAGGCCGCGCTGAAGGCCGATCGCGAGATCCCGCGGTTTCGGGGCGACAGCATCATGGCGGCCGCCCCCGACGCGGAGGCCCCGCCGGCGGAGCAGCTGCTGATCCAGACGCTCGAGGTGATCCGCGACCGCCGGCCGAAGTACGGCGGGCCGAAAAAGCATTTCGCCCGCACGGTCGGCATGATTAACGCCGCGTTCGCCGAGGTGCTGAAACGTCCGCTGACTGAGGCCGACTGGGCCATCATCATGACGCTCGACAAGGTGGCCCGGTACATGGGGCCAAGCAAGACCGCAGACGGGCCGATTGACCTGGCGGGGTACGCCGCCTGCCTGGCCGAAGTCGAGGCACCATAGCCCCTCCGATTGCGAAGCCTGCCGCCGTACCGTGACGGGGCGGAGGCTGACGTGATCGCGGACGCACATTTCAGATCGAGCGGCGGACGGCGGGAGGCCATTGCGGCCCCGTCGGATTCGACGTCGCTGGCTAAGACGTTTACCCCGTCCCAAGAGTTTTGGGGCAAGAAGACGTCGCGCGAGCCGGCCCCGCAATCGCGGGCCGCGATCGAGCTGGCCGCCTTCCGGCTGGGCGTCAAGCCGGCCACCCTCGCCAAGGCGATCGCGATGGGGGTGTTTGATGGCTGACAGCCTTACCGACGTTCTGTCGGGCACCATTCGCACGGTGATGACCTGGGAGCGGACCGACGGCCAGGAAATCGGGTCTTACGTCAACGCCAAGACGATCTTCACCGATTACCCGATCACCGATGGGAGCGGCGTCGGTCAGGCGGATCTGGTCTTCGCCGACAGCCGGACCGTAGCGGCCGGCGTGATGGAGGAGTTCGATCTGACCAGCCTGACCCAGACAACGCTCGGCACGTCGGTGCCGTTCGCGTTCGCGCAGGTCCGTTGCATCAAGATCCGCAACACGGCCACGGTCACCGGCCGCCGCCTGCTGATTGGAGTGGCCCCCGGCGCGCCGACGTCGGTCTACGCCGCCGAGGTCGGCCCGGGCAGTGAATGGTTCGCCATCAACTACCGGGACGCCTGGGATGTGACGGCCGACAACAAGATCTTCAGGCTGTCGAACCCGAGCGGTGCGGCGGTTACCTACGAGCTTTACATCTTTGGCACCGCGGTGGCCCCCAGCTAATGCCCACGTTTTCCCTCGCAGGCCAGTTGCGGTTTCAGCCGACGTGGACGGACACGCTGTCGACCACGGACGTCGTCGATTCGGTCGAGATCATTCGGCCGTTGACGTTCGCCAACGGCACAGGGGCCGGCCAGGCAAACGCCTACTGGCGCGACGTGCGGACGGTGGCGGCCACGACCAATGATTTCGTTTTGCTGACGGCGCTACCGGTCAACGTGTTCGGTGGCACCAGCACGCTCAACATGGCATCGGTGAAGGGCGTCTACGTTCGCAACATGTCGGCGACCGTGACATTGAAGTACGGCATCGACGACGGAGACTCGCGGCCGTCGATCCCGCCTGGCGGATTCATGATGTGGTTTTCGCCGACGGCCGCGGCGGCCGACCCGTGGCTGAACACCTCGGCCGCCGTTCGTATCGACAACGAATCGGCCACGTCTGCCCAATACGAAATCGTCATCATCGGAGTTAAAGCCACATGATCTCCTCCGCCCCGCTGTCTGCCGGCTCCCAGTTCACCGACGTCCTGAACGCCGCCAGGGCCTACATCACGACCGCGAAGGTCGTGGCCGCCGATGGCCTGACGTGGGCCGAGTTCGGCGAGCTGCTGGTCGGCCTGCTCCGGCTGTCGGTCCAACTGGCCGACCTTCTCAACGTGCCCGGCGACCAGAAGAAGGCGGTCGTGATGGAAGCCGCTGCGGCGCTGTTCGACGCTGTGGCCGACAAGGCGGTCCCGCCGGTCCTGTGGCCGCTGTGGCTTGTTACCCGCTCGAGCGTGCGGGCGTTGGTCCTGGCCCTGGCGGCCGGGGCCGTGGAACAGATCCTGCCAATGGTGAGGGCTCGCTAATGCTGACCGCAATCCTGATCATCGCCGCCGCCCTGGTCCTGGGCGGGCGAGACCTATGGGCGAAGGTGGCCCCCATGGTGGCCGCCATCCCCCGCCCGGAGTTGTCCTGGCGGCAACTGGCCGCGGCGGCCCTGCTGATCGGGGCCGTGGCCGCGTTCCATCTCGGATCGCCCGTGACGCCGGCCCCCGGCCCGGCCCCGGTGCCCGTCGGGCCGATCGACCTCCGCGGCCTGTTCACCGGCCCGACGGGGGCGGAGGACGCTGCGGTCGTGTCGGCCCTGACCGGCGAGTTGGCCG